TTGACTCTTGACGGGAAAAAGAAACCTTCATGACCTATGGGGGATGTCCGAAGTGACCAATTCGCCTTCAATAAACTTCCATCGACGTTCATTTTTGCCACGTCCGTGCTCGTCATTGTGACAAGCCTGGCATAAAGCTTCGAGATTGTCGAAGCCGAACATCAGCTCCGGTGTCATCGTCTCAGGAGTCAGATACACCTTGTGATGTACTATCTTTGCAGGCTCATATCTTCCCTGAGCAAGACAACGCTCGCATAAATGATTTACTTTTTCCAGATATGTCTTCTTGCATGATCTCCATTCCGGAGACTCGTAGAATCTTCTGTCTATTGATCTCATGATGTGTTCCTCCCATTAGTAAAGCGCTCCCGTGCCTGAGAGCGCTCTGAAAGGAAGATAAAACAATGAATCAGCTTAAATCGGAATGAACTATGCTTGAATGTGTTGATGATCTACGGGTTTCATCATTTTACCAATTACACAATAGCACAAAACTTTTTCCGATTGATTCCGATGTTTTATGAAAGTTCCTCAAACGCTCTATTGAACATGACGGAGTCTTCCCTCATGTAATTGTAGAAGTAGAACGGCTGATCCCATTTCGGATAGACCGTGATGTTGTGAGTAAGGATCATGTTCTGCACCCACTCGACATCATCGTCATACTTCCTTGACGTAAACATGACGGCTTTCGCCAGCTCCGCTTTCCATACCCACTGCCAGACGGTATAGAGATACGAGTAGTCCTGATATGTGTTCGAGATGTACCCGACATGAAGCACTTCACTGTCAGGACTCGCCTCAAAGAACTGCATTACCTTCTTGAAAGCGTGATTGTCGATAAGCCAGTCATCACCATCCAGCAGCCAGATATAATCTCCTGACGCGAGCTCCAAGCCGTCATTCCTGGACAGTCCGCTTGAATGATATTCGCGGTCAAGGATGATGAGGTTCTTGTAGCTTTTCCTGAGATAGACCTCTATCATCTGATGAGTCAAATCATCGCACGAGTCACAGATGAAGATAGGTTCGACCTCGTCATGGTTAAATGCCTGATACTTGAGAGATATGAGCATAGGCTCAATGTACTTCTCAAGATTGTGTACCGGAATGATTAGCGACAGTTTCATAGATCTCCTCCTTCGGTATGTACGGATATACTGCATCGAGAGCATCCTTCTTGTATTTCTCGTGCATCTGGCTTTTGCCATAGTGATACTGTTTTCCAACCTCAGTCCAGGACAGACGGAGAATGTATCTTGCTCTGAGCATACCTCTGAGCATGATGTCATCGACCTTCTCTATCGCCTGCTGAGTCCTTACGTTCTCGCGTGACATCTCCGCGAGTTTCTTTTCGAGCTGCTCTGTCAGGAACGAGTATTCGAGGTTCTTGGTCTCGGTGGAGTTCTCGCCTGTCTGAGTCGGAATGAACTCTGAGTCGTACTTCCCTATTCCCGACATTGACGAGACGATCCGTTCGCGCCTGATGAGAATATTCTCAATGTCCTTGTCCGCGTTCCACATTCGCGAGAGCCAGATGTGAGCATCGTACTGATTGTCAGTCATCGTCACCCACCTCACAATCTCCACAGTCATGTCCGAAGGTCTCGCAATTAGTGCAGGTTTTAGGCCTCATATCTGCACCGCAATCACAACAAAATTTTGGAAAATCAAGTTTATTATTAGCAATATAAGAATATCTGATTTCCGCACCGCATTTATTACATTTAATATTTCCATTACTTCCTTCTATCCACTCGCCTTGCGGTCTTTCGATACCCGCTAACACTTCCGCTTTTGCCTTGTCGACAATTTTTTGCAACTGTTCTTTATCAAACTTCACTTTGGCAATGGGTTTGAATGTCGGTTCAACTGTCGGGGCATTGTCGATTTCTTCTGCGGTTAAGACATAGGTTAATCTGCCATTAACTTCTGCAAGGTTTTTATATTTCAAAGCGTTTGCGTCAATCAATCTAACTTCACTCATTCTTTTTCCTCCTTCCATTCTTCAACCCTGACCACGATCGAAGCCTTCTCTGCGTAGAACTTCTCCAAGTGCAAAGAGACTATCTGGGAGTCGTCGACAAAGAACCCTACCTTTGCCATCTGGTCAATGAAGGCTTTGGAATAATTGTCAACGTCAGGCTTCGAGACTTTCGGCTGCTTCCACTTCTTCCTGTCCTTAATGTCAAAGTAGAACCAGATGGAGAGCTTGATCGGAGCGAGAGACGGCTCTTTCGGAGCGTAAGGCTTCAAAGCGTAGTAGAACTCCTTCTCAGTCTCCATGAGACGGGCATCTTTGAAATATGTTCGAGTCCTGCCGTTATATCTCTTTTGTTGAGCGGTCGATTTCGGCATTGTGTTGAACTCTAAAAAGAATTGATTCATAAGCCATCACCTCCGAAGAACCCCGGTTCTGCTGCCAGATCTTCGAGCTCGTCACCGACCACACAGACCGAGCAATATTTAGGAACGATAAGAAGACCATTTTCATAATCTCTTCGAAACTTTGCTTCGAGAACAAGTCTCTCGTCAGCCGGAAGCATGATGTTAAACTTGATAATTACCTTTTTCATGATTCACCACCTTCGTATTCTTTATTCCAGAAGTTAAAAGTGCATAAGCCATGATCGTCGAGCTTTCCGGGACAATCACTGCATGAGCTTGTCGGACAACATTCTTTTGCAGGCTCCATCCCGAAAACTTCTTTATACTTTTCTGCGTTAGTCATTTTCTTCTCCTTTCGATAGATTCCGTGACCTGATTCAAAAAGCACTTATCTCCTGTCAGATCGTAGATACAATTAACGGTCTCCTGGAGTAAGTCGAACGGATCTGCCGTAGCTGCATTCTTGATGAGTAACTTTCTGCACTCGGTCGACTTGAATATCCGTTCAGAATGTTCCCGGAGCATCCTCTTGTATTCAACGTAGGTGTCTGTGTACTGTTTTGCAGTTATCATTCGTCACCTTTCTCGGCATATCGCCGGATAGTACCTGATAGGGAAGAACACCGCCGCCTTTAGGGCGGTGTTTTTTCCCAGGTACAGATAATGTGCATGCATGCACGTTATATATAGTCGATGTGCACATTTCCTTAATTTTCTTTTACATATTCTGCATATCGAGATTTACTACGATATGTCCTTGCGTTTTATGTACCCTGTTCCGAGCTCATAAAGGCCAGTTTCTCCGGCCCATTCTTTAAGCGTTCTCGATTTAACTTCGGTGTATTGTTCCATTTCAGAAAGTCTTGCAATTCCACCACGCTGACATTGATTAAAAGCAAATTCTACGATTCGTGCTTTTTCATCAAGAGATCTCTTGTTAGGGTTTTTACCGAAATTAGCCTCGGCAGAACCTTCGATATGACAGTTTTCCAAGAGTCCTGCTTCATCGATGTAATGAAGAGGAAACTTGAACCAGATCTTCTGCTCTTCGATGTCCTTGAAGTCTCTCAGTACGAATGACATGACCATCGGCCTTTCACCTTCCTTGACCAGTGACTTGACCAGATCCGGAGCATCGTTGCCGGGATCAAGATTTGAGATGTCAATGAGAGCATCTGCATCTCTTGAAAAGACACCGCTTCCGGCTCCTCGGTCAATGACCTTTTCTCTGGCATTTCCCTTCGGATGATGATGGTCGTAGATGATCGCAGCTCCTGTCTCGTGCGCTATCTTATCCAAAGCATTACAGAAGGTCATAATTGCCTCTGCACTGTTCTCGTCACCCTGCTGCACCTTGTAGAGAGGATCTATGATGATGGCTTTATATGGGCCTGAGTTCCTGCATCGTCTGATTATCTTAGGAGCGAGCTTCTCCATAGGAGCTGCATGACCTCGAAGATTCCATAAAACGATATTCTCGCCTCCGAGATTAGTGACCTTCTTGTTCATCGCTTTATACATAGCCTTGAAACGATAATAGAGAGATGCTTCCTCGACTTCGAGATTGATATAGAGAACCTTCCCCTGTTCACATGGAAACTTTCCAAGCCAGGGCATACCTTCTGCTATGCAGACCGCCAGATTCTGAGACAGGCACGTCTTGCCTGCTTTAGACTCTCCTGTGATTATCATCTTGCAGCCTTCACGAAGTATTCCTCCTATAAGCTCCGGAGATAACTCTGGGGGATCTTTGAGCTGTTCTCCGAGAGAACGGAGAACAGGAAGGTCATCATCAATGCCTTCGATATAATCTATCCATTCAAGCCACGAAGCACAGCCGATGTTAGTTGCCACGAGCTTCTGGAGCTTTCCGTTACGCATGACACCAGGAAGTCTCGAAAGCCTTGCAGGGTTCTTGTTATTCTCATCTACTACAAACTTGTGTTTTGCAAGCCAGTCGTAGAGGAACGACACTCTCTGCTTATACTCGGCTTCATCCTTCGCATCTATCTTCACCAGAGCGTGAACCGACTTACCGCCTGACTCAACGAGAGTCGCTATCGGTAACTTGAAATTGATAAAGAGCTTCTTCTGGTCTTCTATGGAGAGATCGTCAGACTCCGCGAGAGAATATGCAAAGCGTGTGACCTGTTTGTCGTTCGGGCCTGTTGTCGGGTTTATCCTGATCCAGCCTCCGGCTTCATCTTTGAATGTCCCGAAAGCATCTTCGAGTTTTCTGTGCTTTCGGAGATCTTTGATGATGTCACCGACATTCCTGACGTGGCCTGCATCGGCAGGAACCCACTTTGCTTTGTCCTCTTTCCATTTTGCAGAATGAACATACGATACCGACTCGTCAGGCTGGAAAAGAGTCTCAAGGAAACGTGCAGCCATTTGATACGGCTTTTCATTCTCCCTTGATTCTATGGTAAGGACTTCCTCATAATAGGCATCCAGCCCGTCATCCCAGTCAAGCTCGTGATATGGGCTATAATTGTCATAGTGTTCGGCAAGGTAAACGATAGTACCACCGTTTGTGCCTGAGTCTTGGAAAGTTTCCCATTTTTTCTCACAGTCTCCGGCAACATAACGAGCACTGTCACGACGTGACCAGTCATCCCAGACCGAGCAGGGCAGGCCCTCGCTCTTGAGGGCCATGCCTACCTGGATCCATTCCGAGTAAGAACACTTCGCAGGATCAAGAGCGTTAAGCGCATTTAATAAAGCTCTTGAGTCATCCATGTCTTATACCTCGAAAGGAACGTCCGAAGTATCAGGAGCCTTCGGAGCCTGAGCAGCATCAGTGATGATGTATCTGTCGACCTTGCAGTTCTCCTTACCCTCATAGACCTCGTGCTTGATCTTCACACGGCCCGTCTCATTGAGAACCTTGTTCCAGGGCATTGATGTGAGAGGTTCGCCCTTCTTCTTGAGGCCCAGGCACTCAAAGAACTGTGCGAGCTTCCATGCCATGCTCTCCTGGAGTACGAGATAGTCGTTGACCTTCCAGAACTGAGCGTTCTCGTCGAGCTCAAGAGTTACCTTCGCCATCTTCTTTCCTGTCTTGGAGATAGTCTTCTCAAACTCCGTAACTGTGAAGCCGTACTCTCCGACGGGAGGAAGGTTAGCCTGTCCTGCTTCTGCTGAGATACCGCTATCCCAGTCCATCTCTGCTGCGTTTTCTACCTTCTTGATGTCATCTGCCATAATTAGATACCTCCTGATAATTTTTCATAAATGGCTTTATATTCTTCGTTCGTAGTGTTGGCATTGATGCCGTACTTGTTGACTATCTCCTGCTTTTGGTCAGGCTTCATGTCCTTCATAAACTCGCGGAGCTTCATGCGATAGTCAGGCTCCTTCGGTTTGGTCTCGATGCCCTCAAACAGATGTTTAATCTGGCTAAACTCCATCGGCATTACGTCAGGGAGACCATATCTGTTCTTCGCATCCCAGCAGGGATGGTGAGAGGCATACATGACTCGCTTACCGCCTGTTGCCTTCTTGCTCTGTGTCTTGGAGTCCGTGATAACGTCTGTCTTGTAATTGCAGAAGAGCACGATGTCAGCCCATTCCTTCAAGAGAGGAGCGACCTTCTTTGAGAGCTTCATCTCCCATCTGTCGTATGCACCCATTTCGTCAGGCTGCTCAAACTTCCTCATCATCGCGTGAGCCGTGAAGACCACGTTCACACCCTGTTCGATGAGAATGTCACACCTTTTGAGAAGCTCTCCGAACTTCTCTGCGAGATAGACGTAGCCTTTACCATATCCGACACTCTCAATGCCCTTGACACCCTGATCTATGCAGACCTGAGCAATGCAGAGCTGCTCGGCCCAGTCAGCCGTGTCAATGACCAGAGTCTTGCCAGGTATAGACTCCGCAAAGTCATTCACATAAGTGATGATGTCGTTCCATGTCTGTGGTGTCGGGTATCTGGCAACGTCTAATTCCTTTGTCGAGCCCTCAACGTCGATGAATACGGGAGAAGGATAGCAGGAAGCCAGTGTTGACTTACCTATGCCTTCCGGACCATACTGCACGACCTTCTTTGCGGTCTCGATCTTACCTTTTGTTATGGGAATACCCATTCTTTTACCTTCCTTTCCGCTTAACGCTTTTAATAATTTGAGATACTGTTGAACGTCAGTCTGCTTCGACATAGGGATCCTCCGAAGCGATGAACGCTTTCAG